AAAACAGGCCAGCGAAAACAAAAACCGGAAAGGCCCGCCGTATATTATGGGGCTGCTTGACGAAACACCGCACACAGATGAGTATATTGTCCATGCAACCAGAAATGTCCTGTATAAGCATCTGCAACGCGCGTGCGCCCGCTGCGGAGTTCAGCCGTTCCGCTTCCACGACCTCCGCCATGTAAACGCATCGGTCATGCTCAGGCTCAATGTCCCCGATAAATACGCAATGGAGCGCATGGGGCACTCCACAAACAACATGCTAAAAAACGTATATCAGCACACCATGGATGATAAAGCCGTAGCAGTGGCAGATGCCGTCGACGGCTTTTTTGAATCCGAATTTCATCTGTAATTTCATCTGCAAAAGCCGTGTTTTAACGGAAGATAACTTGCAAATATCGCAAGTAATGCGCAAACAGGTAAGCCAGAAAACCCTTGCAAATACAAGAAAAACCCCGCAGCCGTTGAAACTGCGAGGTTTTTTTATTGGTGGACTCTAACCCCTCAAATCCGAACCCCTTATCAGAGGAAGAGGGTATTCGGAAAGTCTTGTTTTTGCAGGAGGTTAGATTATATGCGGTGGTAATACGGAAGCCGTCAGGCTCGTCCCATACTGTGACTGAGTTTACCATGAGATCAATGATAATCCTCTTGAAGTTCTCGTCTTCAATGTTGCCGTCCTTGAATTTGGTAAGCCAATAGACAATCTGATCTCTGTCGATTTTACAGACATACTTCTCTTCTTCGGCTATCAACCGGAGAAGATTTTTCTTTTCTTTCTCCAATTCTACCAGACGGCTCATGAGAGCGTCAGAGGCAATGCCTTTCTCCACGGCCTTTGTGATATTGGCGATACCGCTCTCAGTTTCCTTCATCCTTTCGGACAGTTCAGGAATGCGAGTATTTTCCCGCAAGTCCTTTTCTGTTTGGGAGATTGCCATATCAGCCATTTCCTGAATAGTGTCATCGGTCAGCAGCTCCATAGCGTCCTGAGCCACGATCTGTTCAATCCACTCTTTCCTGAGAGGCTTCTTATCGCAAGAGTGTTGACGCTTCCTGGTGTAACAGGCGTAGTAGTTGTGTACGGCTCCGGTCTTGCTGGTGCCGCTTTCCCCGTTCATAGAGCCTCCACAATGACCGCAGAACAGTTTTCCGGCCAAGAGGTAATCTACCTTAGCCTTGCCCCTTGCCGGGGCTTCTGCGTTCTTAGAGAGCCTATGGCCAACCGTTTCAAACAGTTCCTTGTCAATGATAGCGGGAACCCCACCTTCAACCTCTATGTCCTTGTAGGTATATACCCCGATATACCGCTTATTGCGGAACATAGACTTGAAGCTGTTCCGGTTAAACTCTACGCCCTTGGCTGTACGGTAGCCCTTTGTGTTGAATATACGGCAAATGTCGGCCACGGTTTCCCCGTTGGCATAGAGTTCAAAAGCCTCTTGGACGATATGAGCGGTTGCCGGATTGATGACCAGTTTGTGATCTTCAATTTTATAACCGAGAGGGACATGACCCCCTATGCTGTGGCATTTCAAAGCGGACTCCCTCATGCCCCTGGTAATTTTCTGTGAGAGGTCAGCGGAATAAAATTCGGCCATGCCCTCTAACACAGCTTCAAGGATAATACCCTCTGGTTTCTCGGAAATGTTTTCGGTGGCAGAGATGACCTTTACGCCGTTCTTCCTGAGCCGGAACTTGAAGAGTGCGCTGTCTGTCCGGTTCCGGGCAAAGCGGTCGAGCTTCCACACCACCACATACTCCCAGGGCCGCTTCTCGCTGTCCCGTATCATCTCCTGGAAGTGAAGCCGCTTCTCTACATCTTTCCGGGCGGTGGTAGCTCGGTCTACATAGATGGCGGTGATACGGTACCGGTTCATTTTACAATAGGCTCGGCAGTCCCGAAGCTGACCTTCAATGGATTGTTCCCGTTGCCGTTCAGAGCTGAACCGGAGATATAAACATACATCGGTGTCCCCTTCAAAAAGTGTGGAAGGGTCTTGCCGGAACTGGTCTATCTCTTCTTCGGTCAGCATGGAGAGGTCAATGGGAAATTTCGTGATTTTCATAGCGTCTTTCTCCATTCAGATAGGTCGATGATCTTAGCCGATAGCAGAGTCTTTCGTTGGATTTGTTTTTTCTTTTTGTGTTCGGTCATATTCATTCATGGCTAATTGGATTATGCGCAGTTGACCAGGTGCATCACAGTTTTCAAAGAAGAATAAAAGAGTCTGACAAAATTCAGGAATATTGATGTTTTCACCATCAAGCGGCTTTTTCCGTAAGTCCGTAGCAATTTCCGGGAATAAACGCTCTTTCAAAGTTATGTCGGGGTCATCGGTTTCACCCTTTAGGTGTGCTATTGATACATTGAAATACTCAGCAATCTTCAATAGGGTAGTATTGCGAGGTAAAGAATTTTCAGTCCATTTGCTATATGCACTGTTTGATAAACCAATAGCTTCACATACCGCTGCTGGGGAAATTTTGCGTTCATTACATAATTGCTCAAATCTCGTTTTGAACATACTGTGTTCCTCCGTAAAAGCCTCTTATATAAAATACGAAAACTACGAAATTGCCTATTGACAAAATACGATAACTACGATATACTCATATCAACAACGAAAGTTACAAAACAGGCAACAACAATCCGAGGGGTCAAATCTCTTTCTTTGAAAAGAAATTCGGCTCCTGTGTCAAAAGGAAATCGCTAATGCTTATTGTAATGTGGCAAGTTCAGTATAGCATAAGAGAGTTTCCCTTGCAAGGATTATTTATAACTTTAGTTGTAATTCAAAGAAAGGAGGTCGCATGATGGCGGGAACCCCCACACCTCGTCCGTACTGGACTCCCGATACTCCGGTTATCCGGCTGACTGAGCAGGAGCGCAAGAGCTTTCGGGAGCAGATCAGAGAGCTTGTCACCGGTGAGAGCCTGACATTCACCTGGCTCATTCGGCAGCTTTCCGATGAAGGGTTGATGACGGACAAGTACGAAATGTCCGCCACTCTCTCCGGTGTCCGTACCGGTGAAAAGGCAGACGAAATTCTGCGCCGCTCCCTCGACATTCTGCAAAAGTACCGGATGCGGATGGGGTCATGCGGAGAGCCGTGAGTGCTTTCGTACCGGAAGTACAAGCCCAGGCCAGAGCCGCAAGCCTGTTGCTGGTTCAGATTGTGCGGGAGTATTTCACCGATGAAGGGCACCGGAAAGAGTTTGAGGACTGGTACAGACAGAGAACCGGCAAAGATTACACATGGAAGAAGGTAACAGAATGAGAAGGTTTTTCGGAGTTTTGGCGTTTCTCTCGTTCTTCTGGCTCTATAGAACAATCGGGGCTGTGGAACAGGATATGTTATCCCTCGGCACCGGGACAATCCACATGATCTTAGCCTTGGCCTGTTTCTATGTGTTCTGCAAACTGGCCGGAGTCTTTTACCCCACGCAGAAAAAGAAAAGCCGCTCCCGGTGTAGCAGACCGAAAAGCGGCAAGCGTAAATGCTCAATCTGATTATAACACGATGTTTGAAAATTGAAAAGGAGATTTTCACATGAATAAGAATGTATTTTCCCAGCTTGCAGCTGAGTTTGACCGCATGGAACGGACGATCAATTACCAGAAGGAAGTCATTGCCTCCATGCAAAAGCCCCCTGTTTGCCCCTGTTGCAAAGTTCCCACCGATGGCCGGATTTACGGTATTCCTGATTTCCCGAAGATGAAACTGGACGATTGCTCTTGGGCCGAGATTGATATGTACGGCAAGAGCGGAATGGCCGATAAGGTTTTCTCTCTGGGTGATACCAAGACGGTGCGGCTGAAAGATGGCACCACCATTCATGTCCGTATCATCGGTTTCAATCACGATAAGAACAAGAACAACATCGTTCTCCCGATCAGCTTTGAAACGGTGGAAACCCTCAATGATGATTTTCAGATGAACCCGGAATACACGAACAAGGGTGGTTGGCAGAATTCTCAGCTCCGCAAGATGTTGAACAATTCCATTATCGAGCTGCTTCCTGACGATTTACTCAGTGTCATCAAACCTTGCTTGAAGGAAACCTGTCTGGGCGGTGGTAGTCAGAAGATCGGGATGACCTCTGATCCTCTGTTTATCCTCTCCGAGCAGGAGATTTTTGGCCGGAAGATATACTCTATCGGCGGAGAGGGCAAGTGGTATGACTGGTATCGTCAGGAGAATACCGAGTACGGGAAGTGCAAGCAGAACGGTGAGCGGGATTGGCGGTGGGAGCGTTCGCCTTATAGCGACTCCACCTACAGTTTCTGCTTTGTGAACGACTCGGGTAACGCCAGCTATAACGACGCCAGCAACTCGTTTGGTGTGTCCTTCGGCTTCTGCGTTTAATCTAAAATCCCGTATCATCCCGCCCCGGAAGGGGCGGTGAGAAAGGAGAAGATATGCAATATCCAAGGGTTATTACGCTGATAGACGGAAAGAACGAAACTCTGTTCTCTGTTGACGATCTCGAATACCTGATTGACCGGTATATGGGGTTTGACGCTCTAAAGTATTTCAGAGCCTTGCGGGAGGAACAGGCCGAACGGGAAAACAATCTGGCAAGGTCTATTACCGACCTAAAAGCCAAGGTTCATGACCTGACGGTACACATTGCGGAAATGGAGAGTGACTTCAATGACCAATGATAACCGCAAGGTAGGTACTTCCTTCGAGCAGACACTATGCCGTAGGCTTTCGGATTTTGGCTTCTGGGCGCACAACCTCGCTCAGAACAAGCAGGGTCAGCCTTTCGATGTGATCGCAGCTCGACACGGTAACACCTATCCCATTGACTGTAAGGTGTGTGAGAAAGACATTTTCCGTCTTGATCGAATTGAAGAAAATCAGTATTCGGCTATGAGATTGTGGAGGCAGACCGGGAACGGTGAAGGGTGGTTCGCTCTTCTCCTGACAAACGGAGAAATCTGGTTCCTATCTCTGGCAGATATGGAAAGTTTCATGCTGAACCGGAAATCTATCTACCTCCCGGATATTCGTCAGTATGGGCTTCCTCTGGAAGCGTGGGTGTTGAAATGCGGATGGTAGTATCAAACCGGCTTCGCATTGAAGACCCTTCCCCGGAACTGATTGCGTGGTGTAAGAAAAATCTGGTACTGGCAAACCCGGACTACACCAAAAAGGCCAGAATGAACCTTTGGCTCGGGAACACTCCCCAGAAGTTGTATCTGATGGAGTGGGACGGAAACACACTGGTTCTCCCTTATGGGTGCTTCAATGATGTTCTCAGGCTATCCCCGTTCATTGATGTGTCCATGGAATTTGCCAAGCAGGAACCGGTAGATTACCAGTGTGTTGTTCCCCTCTATGAGTATCAGGAACAGGCGAAAGCCTCCCTGGTGGAAAGCGGAAAGGGAATTTTGCAAAGTGCGGCGGGTTCAGGAAAAACCCAGGTCGGAATTGCTCTGGCCTGTGCGATAGGTGAAAAGACACTGTGGCTGACCCACACAAGAGATTTGCTTCTGCAAAGCAAAAACCGGGCTGAGATGTATATGAACCCTGACTTGACCGGTACAATCACCGAGGGAAGGGTTCACATTGGCAGAGGTATCACCTTTGCTACGGTTCAGACCATGTGCAATCTCGACCTTGATCGGTATAAGAACACTTGGGGTTGTGTCATCGTGGACGAGTGCCATCGGGTAGCCGGTACACCTACCGCAGTCACGCAGTTCTCCAAGGTGCTGAATGCTCTGGCCGCACGGCATAAATATGGCCTCTCTGCAACGGTTCACCGGGCAGATGGTATGATCGCAGCTACCTATGCCCTACTTGGAAAGATAGCCTATCAGGTGCCGGACGAAGCCGTAGCGGATAAGATCATGACGGTCAGCATTCTTCCCCGGTACACAAACATTGGCCTGAGTAAAGAGTTCCTTGATACTGACGGCACGATCATCTATGCGAAACTGGTAAATTATTTGGCTGAGGATATGTGCCGGAATGGTCAGATTGTAGCTGACTTAGTTTCTAATTTTACTCACTACAATCTCATTCTGTCAGACCGGCTTGCACACTTGGAATACCTCATGAAGCATTTACCGAAAGACCTGAGAGATCAGTCGGTCATGGTAGATGGAAAAATGACTTCCAAGAGAGGCAAAGCCCAGAGAGAAAAGGCCATTGAGGACATGAGAGCCGGAAAGAAACACTTTCTCTTTGCTACCTATGCCTTGGCAAAAGAAGGGCTGGACATTCCCCGGCTTGACCGGCTCTATCTGGTGACTCCCCAAAAGGATTACGCCGTGATCGCCCAGAGTGTGGGCCGGGTTGCTCGTACCTTTGAAGGGAAGGTAACACCTGTTGTCTATGATTATGTGGACAACGGTATTCAGTATCTCGTCCGCAGCTTCAAGAAACGCTGTACCACTTACCGCAAACTTGGCTGTCATTGGTTAGAGGAGGCGGTAAGGTGAGAGTTCTTGTTGCTTGTGAAGAGAGCCAGACCGTGGCGAACGCATTCCGGGAGGCCGGGCACGAGGCTTATAGTTGTGATCTTGTAGAGTGTAGTGGTGGACACCCTGAGTATCATCTTCGGGCGGACGCTCTTGAAATTCTGAAAATCAAGTGGGATATGATTATCGCCCATCCACCTTGTACCTACATGAGCAAGGCAGGAGCCAGATGGATGTACCCCAAGGCGGGAGAGTTGTCACAAGAACGCTATGACCTCGCTATGAAAGCGAAAGCGTTTTTCATGAGATTTTTAATGGCCGATTGTCCCAGAATTTGTGTTGAGAACCCAAGGCCATTGAAAGTTGTAAGACTCCCCCCCCCTACACAGGTCATTCAACCATACGAATATGGTCATCCATACAGTAAAGCAACGCTCTTGTGGCTGAAAGGCTTGCCGCCTCTTCAACCTACAAAAATCATGACTGAACACACTCCATTTCTTCCCAGCAATACAGGGGCTTTTTCCCGTGGAGGCGGAGGGTCAAAAGGAACAGCGCATGACCCTGTAACAGCGTCTAAGACCTTCCCCGGTATTGCAAAGGCCATGGTTGACCAATGGGGAAATTTGTAAAAGGAGGTGCCTGTGTGAAAGATGATTGATGATCGCTATATTTTTGACTGTGAGGTTTTCGCTTTCGATTGGCTCTTTGTTTTTAAGCACAAGACCACGAAAGAGTACACGGTCATCCACAACGATAATGAGGCTGTGCGCCAGTTCATGGAGCAAGAACCCCTTTTGGGAGGCTTCAATAATAAGCACTATGACCAGTTCATTTTGAAAGCCGTCCTCTGTGATTATACCCCGGAACAGGTCAAAGCAGTCAACGATTTTATCATCGTGCAGGGACATGAGGGGTGGGAACACCCTGATCTGCGTGAGAGCCGGGTCTATTTTGACCAATATGATCTCATGGATGACTGCCAGATGGGTCTATCCCTGAAAGCCATTGAAGCGCACTTGGGGATGGATATTCGAGAAACAACGGTAAGTTTTAACATCAACCGGCCTCTCACTCAGCAGGAACTTGATGAAGTCATTTTTTACTGCAAGCATGATGTAGACGCAACTGACCAGTTGGACGATCTGCGGCAGGGTTATCTTTCCAGCAAACTTACTCTGGGGAAAGAAAAGGGAATTTACCCAGCAAAGGCCCTCTATATGACCAATGCCAAGTTGACCGCAGCTTACCTTGACGCAGAACCGAAGCCCCACTATGACGAGCGTGAGTACCAGTACCCACCGGCCCTGTTGAAGCAGTATATCCCGCAAAAGGTGTTTGACTTCTTTGACCGGCTGAAAGACATGAGCATTCCCAATGAGGTAGTGTTCAAGGAAAAGTTGGAGATCACCGTGGGAGATTGCCCTTGCACGATTGCCTACGGAGGTATTCACGGCGCAATTCCCTGTTACCGGGAAGAAGCCACGGAAACTCGCTCCATTCGGAATAAAGATGTTGCCAGTTACTACCCTCACCAGATGATCTTGAATGGGTATTGTAGCCGGAACATTCCCTCTCCCGATGTGTATGCCGCCGCCATTGAGCGGCGTGTCAAGGCGAAGAAGTCAGGGGATAAGGCTACGGCAAACGCTCTGAAACTGGTTCTGAACACCACCTACGGGGCTATGCTCAATCAGTACAATGACCTCTATGACCCTCTCATGGGCCGGTCAGTATGTATCTCAGGCCAGTTGCAGCTACTTGAAATGGCCGTCCATCTCACTCAGGAATGCCCCACGCTGAAAATCATCCAGCTTAACACTGATGGTATCATGGTTAGCCTTGATGACTCCGATGTTACCCGGTATCAGGAAATCACTCAGGAATGGGAACAGCGTACCGGGTTCGAGTTGGAAGAAGACCTGATAAAGATGATCTGCCAGAAAGATGTGAACAATTATGTAGAGGTTCCCTTCGAGGGGGAGCCGAAAATCAAAGGCGGGGTTCTTGTTCGGGGCATTGCACCAGCAGGAGCGTTCAACATCAACAACAATGCTTGTGTGGTAGCCAGGGCCGTCAAGGATTATCTGGCCTACGGTGTACCGGTAGAGAAGACCATTATGGAGTGTGATCGGCTCTTGGATTTCCAGTTGGTAGCCAAGGCCGGAAGTAAGTATGGTGACGCTCTTCATGAAGTTGACGGAGAATTGAATGTTGTGCAGAAGGTCAACCGTGTGTATGCTACCGAAGATCACCGGTTCGGGACGCTCTACAAAATGCACCTCACCACCGGCACTCCGGTCAAGATCGCCGGTCTTCCTTCAAGGTGTGTAGTGGACAATGATAATCACCTAAGCATTGATGTAGTTGACCGTGATTGGTATATCCGGCTAGCAAAGCGATATGTCCGTGATTTTCTCGGGCAGAAGCCTCCTAAGAGGAATACCCGGAAGGTGAACAAGGTGAAGAAAACCCTGTTATCCTTATTGGAGGGATAGGGTATGCAAAGAGAACCTAACACCGAGTATGTTCTTTCACTCTCCTATGGTAAGGACAGTTTGGCTTGTTTGGGAGCCATTGAAGAGCTTGGTTGGCCGCTTGACCGAATTACCCATGCTGAGGTTTGGGCTACCGATGATATTCCGGCTGATCTGCCTCCAATGGTTCAATTCAAAGCAAAAGCCGATGAAATCATTCGAGAGCGGTATGGGATTGAGGTAGAACATCAATGTGCCGTTCGGAACGGTGAAAAGTTGACTTATGAGAAACTGTTTTACCATATCCCGGTAAGGAAGAAAAAGACCTTAGATCGTTTCGGTGAAGGGGGGGGGTATCTCCGATTGCCGGGTTCCCACCTCGCCTCGCTCCATGGTGCAACAGCAGACTCAAACTCCGAAATCTGCAACGGGTTCCCGTTCACGGTCAGCGCATGGTGCAAGAAACTCAAAGACGGGTCTTATCCTCGGGTTCCCGATCATCAAAGGCCCGTGGTGTACCAGCGACCTCAAACGCCGGGTTTTCACGCAGCTCCCTTGCACAAGGAGCCGGAACAAATATTGTGCAGTACCTTGGCATAGCTGCTGACGAGCCTGAGCGCATACAGAGGCATGATAAGCCGGGGTTCAAAATGCCCTTAGTGGAAATTGGATGGACAGAGGCCGATTGCCGGAAGTGGTGTGAAGAGCGAGGACTACTATCTCCAATTTATACCACGGCAACACGGGGGGGGTGTTGGTTTTGTCACAATCAAGGGATAGACCAGCTGCGAATTCTCAGAAAAGAGTACCCCGACCTGTGGAAACTTCTCATGAAGTGGGATAGGGACTCCCCTGTTTCCTTTCACGCAGACGGTCATACGGTTCATGACTTCGATCTCCGTTTCCAAGCAGAAGACCTTGATCTCGTACCGAAAGATCGGAAGTTCCGATGGAAGATGTTGACCGGTGACACAATGGTTGCCGTCACAAAAAGAAATCTTTTGAAATTATTGGAGGGTTCAATATGAAAAAAAACCCCGAAAGAGCGGAGCGCAGACGGCTTTTCTTTAGCCGCCGCAGGGCCGCAGGAAAGCAGAGAGCCAAGATGAACGAATATATCAGCTCTCACAAATTTTTGAAGAAGTTTCAGGAGGTATAAGAGATGGCTACCAAAACACCCGCTCCCGCTATTGATTACAGCACCATGAATGCCCTTGCGAAGTTGCAGCTGGCCCGGTTGAAGTTTCTGCAAGCCGGGGTGAAGAAGACCGGCAAGAACATTCACTTGGAGTTTATGTACTTCGAGTTGCAAGATATTGTTCCCACCGCAGAGTCCATCTTCGCTGAGGTTGGTCTTCTGATGGTTCCCACCGTTGGCAAGGACTTCGCTACCGCCAAGGTCTATAACTGTGATGACCGTGAAGAAGAACCGGTGGTCTTCGAGGTTCCGTTTACCCAGATTGCCCCGATCATCTCGAACACCGGCAAGGTGGTTACGAATGAAATGCAGGCCCTTGGCAGTTCTATCACCTACATTCGCCGGTATCTCTGGCAGTTGGTTCTTGACATTATCGAGGCCGACAGCATTGACAATATCTCCGGTGGAGAGGATGGTCAGGACTCTCCCACTCCGGCTCCCAAGAAAACCCGGAAAGCCCCTGTCACTCAAGAACAGCGGCAGGAAATCAAGTCTGAGCTGACTTCCGCTCCTGAGAATGCCGCCAGTGAGGAACAGATTGCCAATCTGAAAACCTCCCTGAAAAAGCTCATGGAACTTGACCCCGATCAGGAGTCCTTTGTTCAGAGTGTGGCAGTGAAGACCGAAGGGTTCACCAAAATCACCGCTGATGTATGTGACCAGCTGATTGCCGGAGTTTCGGATATGCTGACGGCGTATGAAACACAGGAGGGTTAATCATGGAATGGATTGACAACAGAATTCAGATTGTGCCGCCCAAGCGTCCTAAGAAGCTGACAGCAACCCGGTTTGCTACCGTTCTGGGGCTGAACCCGTGGTCTACTCCCTTTGAGGTATGGTGCGAGATCACTCGTACCTACCAGAAGACCTTTGAAGACACCATTTACACCAGAGCCGGTAAGATCATCGAACCGAAACAGGCGGAATACATGAAGAACACCTACTTCATGAGCAATCTGGTAACTCCGACTGATCGGTTCGGGGAGGATTATTTCAAAAGAACCTTCGGTGATTTCTTCCCTGATGTGGCTGTCTTCGGTGGTATGTGGGACTACCTGCTGTGTGATAAGACCGGCAAGCCCATGGCCGTCCTCGAAATGAAGACTTCCAAGCGGGTAGAGGATTGGGCTGAGGACATTCCCGAGTATTATGCCCTGCAAGCTGCGCTTTATGCTCACCTTCTGGGAGTGGACAGCGTTATCATGGTAGCCTCTTTCCTTGACCCCTCTGACTACGAAGCCCCTGAGAATTTTGTGTGCAGCTCCGCAAACACCATTACCCGGCCTTTCAAAGTGTCTGAGCGTTACCCGGACTTTGAAAAGCGGTATGTGAAACCGGCTCTGAAATGGTGGAAAGACCATGTGGAAACCGGCCTCTCTCCCGCCTATGACGAGAAACAGGACGCAGAAATCTTGAAGGTTCTCCGTACCAATAATCTGTCCCCGGAAACCGATCTGGCTGATCTGGTTTCTGAGGCGGAGGCTCTGAAAGCCAAACTGGACGCTCATGCCGCAGAAGTGGCGGAAGACGAGAAGCGGTACAAGACCCTGACCGACATGATTAAGAAGTCTGCCATGTCGCAGTTCCGGGACGGGGACAAGAAGGTGTCTATCACCGGCAAGGCTTACACCTGGGAGGTCAGCCGTTCTTCCACCGCTAAAATCAACAAGGACGCTATGAAAGCGGACGGGGTGTTGGAGAAGTACACCACCATGGAAGACACCTATCGGATTACTCCGAAAATGATTAAGGAGGACTGAACAATGTATATTGACCCCTTTGTGGCCGGTGTTCTGGTTACCGTCATGGTAGAGTTGATGGCAAGCATTGTCTATGCTATCTGGGTCAGCAAGAAAAAGTGAGAGGTGCGCTATGAAGTTTGAGAAATTTGTGAAGTCCCTTGCTTCCAGCGGAGTTATTTACAAGCGGGGAGTTGATGACCTTCCTTTCGCTGACCGCTGGTTGGCCTCCCCCTCTGTGTTCATGCTTATCCCTCCCACGGTGAGAAGCGTGACGGCGGAGGCCATTCAGGATATGCCGAAAGCAATCGACAAGATGATTGACCAGATCGGCCATACCGAATATGCGGAACTGGCAGAGGCCATTATGCCTTTCCCCGATGGTGGCATTAAGGATTGCATTCGGGTTTTTAAGACCAAGGACGGCACCTTGTCCATCAAGATCAGTAATGATGACTGGTCTTTGATTGAGAAATCCGACCTGTGCGAAATCCTCTATGCCTACGACATTGACACAAACTCCACCGTGGCAAAGGCTCTGTTGGTCAAGAGATACCCTGAGTTGCCGGACGATGATGACGAACTTGTAGGTATCATCTTCCCGGTAAATAACGAAGTTTAAGGAGGATACCTACAATGGCGAAAATTGGATTGAGTGAGGGATTTACCCTCATTCCCGAAGGAACTCATGTGTTCAAAATCACAGCGGTCAACTACAAGGAAGCCTTTGGCAAGTTGGAGATCACCATGCAGACTCAGAGCGGAGCCAAGCACATTGAACGCTTCTCTCTTCTGAAAACCGATGGCTCTCCCAATGAAGGTGCCCTGAACGCTTTCAGTTACTTTGCCAAGACCGCTCTCAATGATTTCTCCCTGACTGAAATCGACCATGAAGACCTCGTGGGGTGCTTCATTGAGTGTGATGTGGAACATGATGTTCAGCCGAACAAGAACAAGCCGGATAAGACCGTCACATTCGCTCGGCTGGCCGATAAACGGCCCTCTGAGGGCTGGGACGAAGGAGAAGCCCCCTCACCCACACCGGCCTCTAAACCCGCTCCTGCGGCCTCCCAGACGGCAAAGAAGCCCTCTTTTGACCTGAATGCCCTGTTAGGGTGAAACCGGACGAGGGAGAGCGGTTATCTACCCTCTCCCTCTCCAATGGTTTGTTGAAAAACCTGTGGAAAGTGAGGATAAGATACTTTGACCACGACAAAGACAAAGGTGCAAATGCACCGGGAGATTTGCGAAGAAATCAATGATCTCTATGCCCGGAAAAATCACGATTACGGGGACAGTTTTCACCAGACCTTTGTTGAAGAGGGTATGGCTATGGCCCGTATTCGGCTGGGAGATAAGTTCAACCGGTTCAAGACTCTTTCCCGTTCCGGGGAACAGAAGGTTGATGACGAGTCTATCAGGGACACATTGATTGACCTTGCCAATTACGCAATCATGACTGTGCTGGAAATGGAGGTTGCAGGCCATGACGGGAACTGAATATCAAAAGGCCGCTCTGAGAACGGCTGACATGAACTATTCCGAACACAGCATGATAATGAACGGCGCACTTGGACTGTGCGGTGAAGCCGGTGAAGTAGCTGACATTATCAAGAAAGCGACCTTTCAGGGACACCCGCTCGATACCGAACACATTGCTGAGGAACTTGGTGATGTAGCGTGGTATTTGGCAATTACGGCTTCTGCAATCGGGAAAAACTTGGATGACATTTTTGCGGCAAATGTTGCGAAGTTGCGGAAGAGATACCCGGAAGGGTTTGACTCCGAGAGAAGCGTTCACCGGCCCGAGTACGATGGAGGTGCCTATCATGACTGACAATCAAAGGCTCAATGTCCTTTTGGATTTCATGAAACTCCCTGACGGAAGCCCTTTGGTTACGGTCAACATGATTGACTGGCTTACGAAAAACGGCTTTTTCTACGCCCCTGCCTCCACCAAGTATCACGGGAATTATGAAGGTGGTCTTTTCAATCACTCCCTCTCTGTGGCAAAACACTTAGTTGGCCTGACTAAAAGTTGTCAGTTGAAATGGAAGGATTGCCGCTCTCCCTATCTCGTGGGAATGTTCCACGATCTCTGCAAAATTGACCAGTACAGACCAGAGCGGCAAGGTGTCACTCTGGACAGCACAATTATCGAAGACCCGCTTCGCTGGGAATATAACCCGGACACTCTTCTGAAAGGGCATGGAGATAAGTCGGTTATGCTTCTCTCTCAGTTCTACGCTCTGACTGAGGAAGAGATCATGTGTATCAGGTATCACATGGGAGCCTTTTGCCCGAAAGAGGAATGGAGCGATTACACCAGAGTGGTAAGAGCCTATCCGAATGTCCTTTGGACACATCAAGCGGATATGCTGGCAAGTCATGTGGAAGGAGTCTGACCATGAAGATTATTGAACCCAGCGTGGAGCTTGTCAATGCTCCCTCTTATCCGAACATTCTCTCTCTGATTGAACAGGCTGGGCGCACTTGCTACAAATCTGAGAGCAAGATCACCGAGGACAGTGCAGAGAAGTTTGTCAGGAACATTTTGAAGCGAGGCCATGAGGCCGTCATTGAACACGGTGTTGTGACCGTCCGGTTTATCTGTGATCGGGGAGTGAGTCATGAGATCGTCCGCCACCGGCTGGCCTCCTATTGTCAGGAGTCTACCCGGTACTGCAATTACAGCAAAGAGCAGTTCGGTACGGAGATCACCGTTATCTCTCCGGCGTGGACTTCTCCTGGGTATTACCCCTATACCGTGTGGAAAAAGGCTTGTTCGGAGGCTGAGGAAAATTACTTTACCCTCTTGGACATTGGTTGTTCTCCGCAGGAGGCCCGGTCTGTGTTACCGAACAGTCTGAAAACCGAAGTAGTCATGACGGCCAATCTCCGGGAATGGCGGCACTTCATCAAACTCCGTACCGCTCTCGCCGCTCACCCGGATATGCGCCGGGTTGCCAGAATGCTCTATGACCTCTTATCGGTCAAATACCCGGTCTTCTTTGAGGACATTGAGGTGTAAGCCATGATTGTTAAAAAGGCCGGAGGAAAGGTTTACGGGGCAATATTCACCGCCGCCGAGAAAAAGGCTATGGATATGGAGATCAATCGGCAAATCATTGAGGCCGATAAACGGTACACCGATGATATTGACGCAATGGTTCTCTATACCCTCATGGTTCACCTTGGGTTTGGCCCTAAGCGGTTGCGCCGGTTCTATGAAGCGTTTTCGGCGGAACATGACCGGCTTATCCAGCACTACGAAATGCCGGATGACTACACATGGCTTTGTAAGGAGCAGTTGAAGAAAATTGGTGTCGATGTGGAAGCGTGGAATAGAGAAAGGGGAAGTCTTCATGACATTCGTGAACAATAACGGGAAAGTCCCGTATATCATGGTGGCCGGTGCCGATCATGTGTCCGGTGAAATGCCTATTGCAGCTGCGGAGCAGATTTACAACAAGGGCGAGAAGAGAGCCAGCAACCGGTTTCCCGGCTACCCGGTCTGTGTGGACGGGAAGTATTTCTTCGCTACGGTGAAGACCACTTCCCGTAAGAAAAAGACCGATGATGAATAAAGTCTGGCTGATATTCCTTGCGGTTTTCCTTCTCCTGCTGTCCGCCTGTGCGTCAGAGCCGGTTTCCAATGAGCAAGAACATCCTACCCAAACCGAACCGATTGACCAGATAGAAAGCCCCTCTCCCTCTCTCTCGCCATGGTCAGAGGAAGAGATCACTGTCCTCTCTAAGATGGTGTGGGGAGAGGCGAGGGGCATTCCCTCTGACACCGAGAAAGCGGCCTGTGTGTGGTGTGTGCTGAACCGGGTGGACTATGGGTATGGGAACATCGTCATGGTAGTAACCGCTCCTTATCAATTCGCTGGATATGATATAGATAACCCGATTGATGATGAAATTAAAGCCCTGTGTGAAGATGTTCTAACCCGGTGGTATGCCGAGAAAGCCGGAGAAACCGATGTTGGCCGAGTTCTCCCCTCGGACTATATGTGGTTTACCGGAGATGGAGAACACAATTATTTCCGCAATGCCTATGAGGGAGGTAAAACTTGGGATTGGAGTCTGCAATCCCCTTATAAGAGTTGAGAGGTGCCAGTCATGTATGAAAAGATACCTACCGAACTAAAGCAGAAAACACAATGGGTCAATGTGTGGAACAGTTCTAAGGTTCCCATGCAGACCGGCCAGAAGAAAGCTGCGTCCTCTGTCCTACCTGACACTTGGGGCACTTTTGACTGTGCTGTGCTGAATGTGGCAAACGGCATTTATGACGGGATAGGGTATGTTTTCAACGATGACGGTCTGATTGGGATTGACATTGACGATGGTTTTGCCGATGGCCTGTTAAATCAACTGGCCTCAGACATTATCAGCCATTGCCAGTCCTACACCGAGAAGAGCCGGAGCGGACGAGGGGTTCATATTCTTTTGAAAGGCAATCTCCCCTTCAAGGGCCGCAACAATCGTAATGGCGTGGAAATTTATCGGAGTAGCCGGTACTTTATCATGACCGGGAATGTCCTGCTTTATTCGGAGATCATTGAAAATCAGGAAGCGGTTGACTATGTGGTGTCCAAGTATTTTCCTGACGCTCCGAAAGAGAGTACCGGTTTCTCCGCCTCTCAACGGATATACTCACCTATCTACCGGAAGCCAGAACACGGCAAGATCACGCTCAAACCTGAGTACCCGCCCATTACTACCGGAAGCCGAAACCTGAGCCTTACTTCGCTGGCCGGTCAACTTCATAATCAGGGGTATTCCAAGGCAGACATTTACAAAGAGTTGCTGTTTGCAAATCAGCAAGCGTGTAAGCCCCCGCTTCCCCGGAGTGAGATTGAAACAATCGTAAATTCAGTTACCAGATATAGGAGGTAATTTCAATATGAAGTCTTTCAGGCGTGGGGACATTGTTCTGATTGATGTTCCCATCGTGGACGGGAGCCGGGTGCAAGGCGGAAACCGACCGTGGCTGATCGTGCAGAATGATGTTGGCAACAGACACTCTCCCACCACGATTGTAGTCCCTCTTACCTCCAAGTTAAAGAGAATGGAAATGCCTACCCATGTGATTGTCACGGGAAAGGGCATTAAAGCAAGCATGGTGGAGTGTGAACAGGTACGAGTCATCGACAAATCCCATGTCAAAAAGTGTATCTGTACTCTTTCACCGCAGGTTATGTCCTATGTAGACAAGGCTCTGAAAAACGCTTTCTTCTACGGGGGGGTATAAACGATGGAGAATAAGATTTGCCCTTTATCTATTATGAGTCCTGCTGAGTGCCCGTTCATGAATTGTAAAAAGAATGAATGTGCGTGGTGGGATGAAGACTCTCAGGCGTGTGCGCTTTTGACCTTAGCAAGATCAGTTAGAAAGGTGACAAGAAATGGCAGATGAAATTTTGACTACCGAAGAGCAGGAACTTTTTCAGCTCTCTAATGGCCGGTACATCATGGATAAAGACCTCTCTCAGAAGATGTTTTACATCAAGGAGGCAAAGCCTGAGAGAAGTCACCAGATCAGCGGCACCGGTTATTCTTGGGACGAGTCCGGCATGGCGGAACTGTTCTCTGAGTGCTATCAGAATGACACCCGCTTCTGCCCGGAAGCCAAGTGCTGGTACACCTATTCTAAGGGTGCATGGCGTAAGGACATTGGCTCTCTGCTGGTAGCGGAGAAGATCAAAGAGTTTTGCCGCCTGATGGCTCTCTATTGCGGGGAGATTGACAATGAAGACCGCCGCAGGGAGTACATGAAGTTCATCTCTAAGATGGGAGATCGCCGTTTCCGTGACCGGCTCATGAAGGACGCCGCCAGTGTCATGCCGATTACCGCAGAGGAATTTGACGCAAACCCCTACCTCATTAACTGTCGGAATGGAACCTATGACCTTCAAAAAATGGAGTTTCGGGAGCATGATTGGCACGACTTTCTGACCATGCAGACCAATTTCGACTACACTCTGCAAGACGCTGAGTGCCCCAGATGGGAGCGGTTTATTCAGGAAGTTACCTGTAATGACGCAGATAAGGCCGACTATCTGCAAAAGGCTCTCGGTTACTCCATGTTGGGTACGGCCAATGAGGAATGTATGTTCATTCTGCATGGCAAGACCACCAGAAACGGAAAGTCTACCCTTCTGAGTGCCATTCATCATCTTCTCGGTGACTATGCCTCCGTGTCCCCGGTGTCTATTATTTGTAAGTCTGACCGCTCCAAGAACGCCGAAGCTGCAAGCCCTGTTTTGGCCTCCTTGAAGGGCAAGCGGTTTGTCACTATGGCCGAGAGCAATCAATATGGACGGCTGGACGAGGAAACAATCAAGCAGCTCACCGGTGGCGAAGAGATCAAGGCCCGGAACCTCTATGAAGCCGCTACCACCTTCCTCCCGCAGTTTACCCTTTGGCTCTCCTGCAATGACCTTCCCTCTGTCAATGACAAAAGCCTGTTCGCCTCTGACCGTGTGAGGGTGATCGAGTTCAACCGACACTTCTCTGAGGACGAGCAGGACAAGAACCTGAAAACGGAGTTCCAAACCCCAGAGGCTATGCAGGGTATCTTCACTTGGCTCTTGGAGGGCTACTTCAAGTATAAGCGGTTCGGCCTGAAAATGTCCCCGGCTATGCGTCAGGTGGTCAAGCAGTATGAGAAGGACAATGATATGGTGTTACAGTTTTTGGAGGAAAAGTGTGAAAAGGCCGGAGGTGCCTACACAAGAGCCAAGGCACTCTATGACGCTTATAAAATTTGGTGTAAGTCTAACGGCTATTTTGTGTGTAGCGCAAAGCGGTTTAATGCTGACATGGAGGCACACCCAGAATGGCACGGAGGAAAGACCGTTTATAATGGCTACCCTTCTTACAGGGATATTCGTATGAAAGGAACTGTTTGACATGAACAAGAAAAATATGCGCCGGGTGTCCTTGCTGGTAACAGCACAAACGGCGAAGAACTTAGACCGCCTCGCAGCTATGTCCGGTTACTATGAGGTTGGCCGGGTAGTGGATAAATTGGTCAGGGAGAAGATGATCTCCCTTCGATGTGAAAAGGAGGGTGTATCTCGTGGGTCTTGTAATCAGCAATGGTAAAGTCAAGATCGGGGTCTATACCTTCCCTGATGTGAAGCGTCCCCGACTCTGCGTTGAGAAGGGCAACAGCGTTACCGCCTATGCAACTTTCAGGAATGAAGAGTGTGCAGAGATGTTCATGAATGAACTGATTGATATGTTCGGTTTGAAGAAGGAGCCTTGACTATGCTGTTTGAGGAATGCGGACATTACTCGGGAGAGTGCCCTTGCCTGACCTGTAATGAAGAGTGTGCAGCTTGCCAAGTTGCGCCTGATGGGTACGCCGTAGACACTGATCGACTTTGCAAGAGAGCGAGAGAGTATTGTGAAAGTGGGAGAAAAGATAGCCATGATGACGGTGTTTGAATGCCGGAAGTGCGGCCACCAGCTCTTTGTCCAAGAGGGAAAGAGTTTTCCTAAGAGGTTGGAAGATATAGCCGGTATGTCTTGTCCAAACTGTGGTGAACAGGCTGAGGGTCTGTGGGGATTACTCGGGAGAGCGAGAAAGTTCCGAGGGAAGATACTTTGTAATTGGGAGGAAACGGAATGACTGTTAAGGAATTGAGAGCCAAGTTGAGTACAGTCCCGGAAGACGCACAAGTGGAAATGGTTATGTGCCAGAATGATAACCCTATTGAGGACGCTTGCCGAGTAGACAAGATGGTTTATTTTCAGTGGTTAGAAAAAGATGGAGCGTCATCGGTGGTATTGTACCCGGCGTAGTCAAATATATTTTGTGTAATCAACTAAATATATTTGTCTGGTGAGGTTTGGTGAAGAATTTGGTGATAAACTCTCCACTACCGGAAAGCCTTGTGGCGCAAGGGTTTGAGGCAGTTTTTACCCCCTATTTTTAGTTTTTTCTGTATAAACCCTCTTATAGAGAATGATATATAGAGGACTTTACTGCAAAAAGCCTAAATTATTCACTAAACTCACTAAAGGTAACTGAAAATAATTAGTGGAAGGAGAACGACTATGAGTGATAAAGTGGTAGATTTACCGACTCCCTCTCGGGGCCGTGGCCGTCCGAAGGGTACTGGTGGGAATAAGCGCCCTGATCGGACTGAGGCTATGAGTGTCCATACTGAGCCGGGTGACAATCGGAAGTATCTTCAACATTCCCTAAGAATGTGGGATTGGCCCTCTGTGGATATGAAGGAGCCTGAACAGGTGAAAGAGCGGATTGGTATGTATCTGCAAATCTGTTCTGAGGACGATATGAAGCCAAGTGTAGCAGGGTTAGCATTAGCCTTTGGAGTGGATAGAAAGACTATCTGGGCTTGGGCTAATGGTGTAGATAGTGCCTATCTCCCCAATGAAAGCCGTAACTTTATAAAAAAGGCGTACCAATTTTTGAACGCTCAGATGGAAGATTATGCTCAAAACGGGAAGATCAATCCTGTGGCCGCTATCTTCCTGATGAAAAATCACTTTGGCTATCAGGATAAACAGGAGGTTGTTCTTACCCCGAACAATCAGCTTGGGGAGGCCGCTTCTGCGGAAGAGTTACAGCAGAAGTATATCGAAGCTGCGGCCAGCGACTATGACTCGGAAGAGTGAGCGACTTTCCGACTATCGCCAGCGACTATCGACTATGAGCCGAACGACTTTGAAAACGGCCAGCGACTATCGACTATGAAAGAACCGCCGATCTCCCGTGATAGGAGGTTCGGCGGTTTCTCATATCCAGATCAGGCAGGAGGCTTCCGGGCAGATGGGCCGGAGCCGTCCGCCTCTGGTATGTCTGAAAAAGTACACTTTTCCATACACCGGGAAAATGGCAGAAAAAGCACTGAAAAAATTTTGTGTTTAGGGGTTGACAACAAAATATATTCAGTGTATATTAAAGGCACAAAAGAAATTCAGTGCTTTGTACCTTGAAAATTGAACCCCCGCACATTTCCCCGCAAGGCCGGAGAAATACGCATTTAGCATATCAAGGCCACGCCGGGAAAATGGAGCGGAATATATAAGAAAGGTTGTTTAATTATGGCGTATGTTAGAAAAACCGTTGACCGGTGGGACATTGAAACGAATTACGGTTACGGGTGGGAAATAGAAGATTGCGAATATACCAGGGCCGAAGCGGTAAAGCGTTTGAAGGAATACCGGGAAAATTCTTGTGGCCGGTTTGCGGTTCGGTTGGTAAAGCATAGGGAAAGAAAGGCGGTTTAATATGTCACTGAAAACAACAAACAAAGAAGCCCGGCTTGCAATCAGGCAATATATTTTAGATCATTTTGACCCTTGCGGGTATGATTTTACCGGCCCTTGTAGTTTTCCCAATGTAGCCCGGTTTATTCTGTCTGTCCATGCGAAGGAAAAGGCATATTCCCCGGAATACCAGAGCCGGAAAGGGTACACGAACGAACAAGTTTTTATTGACTGGTGCCAGGGTTTACCGTCTATCCTTGATACTTGCTATTATTATAACCGCTCCGCCGTGGCTGATTTGGGGGACATTTTGCAACAGTCGGAACGGGAACGGGCGCAATATACCGAAGAACAGGCGGAACGGCTCTTGACTCATTTGATTTATCAAGAATTAGTAAAGGGGGCGGCGGGAAGATGAAGCAATACACAAGAAAACAGTTAAAAGAATATGCCCGGTTAGGTTTGGCCCGTGATTTAACAACGGTTGACCCTGACACGCTGCCTAAATGGTATGAAAAAATCGGAGTTAGCCGGGGTATTTATGGCATGAATGGCGGCTTGATTTGGGATAAAGTAACTGGCGAATATGGTGTTATTTTGGCCCGTTCTTCTAATCTGTTTCGGTTGTTTTAAGGCGGTGGACGATATGACCAAAACGGAAGAGCGCAAGTTAAAAACCGCTTTAAGGCGGTTGGAGAAATGCGGCGGAGATTGTCACCATTGCGAAAAATGCCGGGTTTATACCCGGTCAACGGAACGGGCTTTATATATGGCGGTTGGTTGTGATCTGCTGCCGGTTGAAATGTTTTCTTATATTGCAGATACCCCGAAAGGGCTACACGCTGCCGCCCTGGAAACGGCCCGTTTTGAATTGGAGGCGGTGCAGTTATGACAAGATACCAGAAGAACAAAGAAGAGGTTAAGCAGTTCGCTATTGATTGGCAAGCGGATTTTTGCAATCACAATTACAGTTATTCCGAATTGGCAGTTTTTCAAGATATGTTTTCCCGGTTAGGCCGAAAATATGGCCATTTGCGTGAGTTTCGGGAAAACGGGATTTTATAAGGGGGTTCAATCATGATCTATTGTAAACAGATACCGCCTGAATATCAGGACAGCCTGTTATTTGATGATGAAGGAATGGGGCCGGATTATATCAATGTGACCGGCAACCGGGATTATATTAGCCGCACAAGCCCCCTTTTTGACCGGGTATATAATGCCCTGGAAAATGGGGAATTGGCCGAAGCCCTGGACGATATAAAGAACGGCGGTTATTATAGCAGCTTTTACAAGAACGCTACACAAGCGATAAATGACCTTTTGGAGCCTGACAAGGCCCGATATAGTACCCGTGATATTCACGCCCTGAAAGAGCTTGTAAACGCCTATAAGGAAGCCGGAAGCCGGGAAGAGAACAATATTTTATGCAAGGTTCTTTCCGTTGTTACGGGCCGTAAATGGGATTGGCGAATTATCCGGGGTTGTTGCCAAAGTGATTGGAACGAAATTTTTTACCCCGTGGACGATTGGAGCCGGGAAGCGTTGGCCGCTTTTGAAACAATGTATTTTAACACTGGTTCAGAGTGGATTATACACGATGAAGAGAATACCCCGGAAGGGCCGGAAGAGGTAAACGGGTATAGCTGCTATATTGTAGCCGATACGGAAGAGGGTATAAAGAAAGAGCTTGCAGCCGTGGCCGGTTGTGCGCCGTCTGATATTGTTATGTGGGCATTTGATGAATTTATCAGAGTACCACAATATAAGGCGGTGTAATCGTGTATATTCTTCTGCTGATCTTGCTTTTACCGGTTCAAATAATCATTGAATTGATGAAATTAAATAAATGAAGTTGCCGCCCTGGTTCATTCCGGGGCGGCTCTTTTGTGCTTTTCAGAGTGCAGCCGGGGCCGGTTGCCTGATACCGGGGCCGGGGGATATATCCACCGCCACCGGGCCGGGGTGAGTGGCGAAAATTCCCACAAAAATAAAAAGGCTTTATTCCTAACAAACTATATTCAGTGTTAAACCAATTCAGTTACAAAAGATATTCAGTAACAAAATATTTTCAACTTCCTATTGACAACAAAATAAATTCAGTGTATAGTGTCATCAAGAGGTGATTACCATGTATATCAACAAGGCTATTCGAGATTTGATGAAAACCAAAAATGTTTCTCTGACCACCATGGCAAAGGCTCTCGGGAAGGAGCGGGGCAATGAAATCAGCTCCCGGCTGAGAAGCAACAACCTGTCCTTCAACAGTGCCGTGGAAATGCTCTCCGCCCTCGGCTATGAAGTGGTCATTCAGGAGCGGAAGCCCGGTGTCCGCAGAGCTGACCAGATCGTGATTGACCAGAAGGAAGACCCGAAGTATGACCTGGACGCTCTGTTGGGGTCAGGTGGTGATGGCGAGTGAGGTATGGCTATGGCCGTGTGTCAGCCAAAGACCAGAGCCTCGCTCGGCAGCTTGCCGCTTTGAAAGCCTATGCTCCCGACCTGGACGATGACCACATCTTCACCGACAAACAGAGCGGGAAGAACTTCAACCGGAAGCAGTACATAAAGCTGAAATCCATCCTGCTTCCCGGGGACGAGGTTCTGGTGGAGGAATTGGACAGGCTGGGCCGCAACAAGGAAGAGATCAAAGCGGAACTGGAATGGTTCAAGGCTCATGGGGTCATCGTCCGGGTGTTTGACATTCCCACCACCTTGATTGACTTCCAGGGACAGGACTGGGTTGCCGATATGGTCAACAACATCTTGATTGAGGTTCTGGGTGCTGTGGCCGAACAGGAGCGGAAGAAGATACGGAAGCGTCAGGCTGAGGGCATCCAAGCTATGCCGGTTGTGGATGGGCGGCGGGTTTCCGCCAAGACCGGTAGAGGCTTTGGCCGTCCGGCCCGGGAGCTGGACATGGACGAGTTCAAAGGGCTTTTGCAGAAACAGAGGGAGGGCCTGATTACCGTCAGGGACGCTTGCCGTCAGCTCGGTATCAGCCGCCCTACATGGTATGAGAAAGTGAGAAAGGTGGTATGACCTCATGGGACAGTATGACAATTACAGCAATGAGAAGAATATCGCCAAGGCGCAAAAGAGGCTGGATAAGCTGACGGCCAAGCGTGACCCTGACCCGTATGAAGTGGAGCTGGCCCGGAGGGAGCTGGAAACGGCAAAGCTGTTTGAGCGGTGTCAAATCTTCGGGACAGAGGGGTGGAAGAAGAGCATCTACAATCCCAATGCCAGCATCATGTTCAGTGATGATAACGAGGTCATGATGTTTTTCGACAAGCTGATCTCTTACCGGGATATAAGCTCCTACGCCATTGTTGAAAATATCGTCAAAGAGGCGCATACTAAGACCAAGAAGACCGGAGCGATCACCCGGGTCATTGTGGGCGGTGCGATTGCCGGAGGGGTCGGGGTCGTGGCCGGGGCAATCACGGCGGGGTCAAAGTCCAGTACCATCGTGCATGAGATACCGGACGGCTTCTATCTGCAAATCTTTCTGAAAGACGGGTCTGGGTATCAATGCCCGGTTCCGAGTGACGGGGCGATTTCCAATAAAGTCCCGAAGCTGTGGCTCCACCTGGCGAGTAAATTGCAGACCATCGTGGAACAGAATAAAGAGTGAGGCTCCCGCTGGGGACGAAATACAATCTGCGCCGGGTCAACTTTGACCAGGACGAGTTCATGCGGAAGATGAACTACGGCGGCTACTGTGACAACAACACCAAGGAGATCGTCATTCTCAATCTCAAAAGCACCCCGGATTGGGCCTCGGCTCAGGAAGAGGTCATTCAGCGCATGGAGAAGTGTACCATTCGGCATGAGCTGGTTCACGCTTTTCTCAATGAGTCCGGCTTACAGTGGAACAGCTTTGCCCCGGAAAAGGCTTGGGCCAAAAATGAGGAAATGGTGGACTGGTTTGCCATTCAGGCCCCGAAAATGTTTGAGGCTTTCCGGCTGGCCGGGGCCATTTGAGGTGATTTCATGGATTATCAGAAACTCGCAGAGAGTATCAAGCGGCATATTGAAAACCGGCCCAGGGACGCTTCGGCGTACACTGACCTCTTTTCCCTCTGCCGCCAGTGGGAGGAAGAGAATTTTCAGGAGGCTCACGCTCTGAACAAGGAGCTGCGGGTCATGGCGGCAAAGCAACTGCGCCTTGCCTCCCCTTCGGAAGCGGAAAGGTTCTATGAGGCATGGAGGAAGAGCCTCCTGTTCGATGCGCCGCACAATTTTGATGCGTTCATGACCTATATTGAGCTTGACCGGAAGCCGGAAAAGCGGTTCTATGCCCCCAGACGGCATTACCTGAAACCGATGGTACAGGGTTTTCAGGACATACTTGACAAAAAGCTGCGTCTTTTGACAATATCCATGCCGAAACGAGCGGGAAAGTCCCAGACCGGCATCAATTTTGTAAATATGCTCTCCGGGAAATTCCCCGACCGATCTACGCTGATGGAAGGTACCGGTGATGACCTTGTGAAGAGCTTCTACAACGGGTGCCTGGAATATCTGACGGTGCCGAACGAGTACCTGTTCTACGATGTGTTCCCGGAAGCTCGTCTGGTGCAGACCGGAGCGGACACGAAGATCATCAACCTCAAATCCAAGTCCCGCTTCCCCACCATCATGTGTCGCTCCATTGATGCTCGTCAGGTGGGCTTGTCTGAGGCCACCAATGTCCTGTACCTTGATGACTGTGTGGAGGGCCGTGAAGAGGCGAAGAACCGGCAGCGGCTTGATGATAAGTGGGAGGTGATCTCCGGCGACATTATGGGCCGTGCCATTGAGGGTACCCCCATGGTCTTCACTGGCACCCGGTATTCCATTTATGACCCCATTGGTCGTATTCAGGAGTACGCAGAGCAACAGGGTTGGGCATGGAGGGCCATTGAGATACCGGCCCTTGACCCCATCACGGACGAAAGCAATTATGAGTATGAACGAGAGGGACAGAAGATTTTCACCACGGCCTACTTCCGGGAGCAGAGGGAGCTTCTGTCTGCCGAGCAGTTTGAGAGTGAGTTCCAGCAACAGCCCTTTGAGGCCAAGGGTCTTCTCTTCAACAAGGACGAACTGAACTATTTCTTTGAGCTGCCGCCCGACCGGGAGCCGGACACCATCATTGCCGTAGGAGATACCGCCGAAAGCGGTTCTGACTCCACCTCCATGCCGGTAGCCGTCATCTATGGCACCGAAGTCTACATTGTGGATGTGGTCTTTGACGATGCTCCCGCCGAGGTGACAAAGCCGGAGTGCGCCAAGTGTCTGATCTTTAACAAGGTCGCCTCCGCCACCTTCGAGGCCAATAACGCCGGTCAGTATTATGCCCGGGATGTGGCTGATATTATCCGGCAGCAAGGGTACTCCATCGGTATTCGGACAAAGCGTACCATTTCCAACAAGCAGACCCGGATTGAGTTTGCCTCCGACAATATCAAGAAGAACTTCTACTTCAAACACCCCACCACCTACAAGCGGGGCAGTCAGTATTGGAACTTCATGAAGGAGTTGACCACCTACACTCGGAGCGGTAAGGTGCCGCATGATGACGCACCTGACTCCCTGGCTCTGCTGGAAAATGAAATCCGTATGCTGAGTGGCGGGAAAATCGAAATCTTCAAACGGCCTTGCTGATACCTTGCGCTTTTTACTCTCCAATGGTATTATAAAGAGTTAGGCCATTGACAAGCATTAGAGATTATGCTATGATGTGAGGTGATAGAAAGGCATTTTGCGGGGAGGTGATTGAATGGGAGCCAGGACATTGTTTGGTCGTAGGGTAATCTATGCCGATGTGACCGAGATCAACGACAGCAACATCATTGATGTTCTTCAAAAGGCTCTGTTCACTCACCTCATGAACCAGGCGGATATTAACTACCTCTACCGGTATTACAAGGGCGATCAGCCCATTCTTTACCGGAAGAAGGATGTTCGGCCTGAAATCAACAACAAAGTCGTTGAGAACCGGGCCAATGAGATCGTGTCCTTCAAGGTTGGCTACCTGATGGGGGAGCCTGTTCAGTATGTCAGCCGGAAAGATGACAAGGGTATCGCTGAGGCGGTGACCCGGCTGAATGACTACACTTTGTCCGAAGATAAGCCCTCTGAGGACGCTGAACTGGCCGAGTGGTGGCACATCTGCGGCACATCGTACAGAATGGTGCTGCCGGACGGCGAAGCTGATCTGGAAGAGGACGAGGCCCCCTTTGAGATTTACACCCTTGACCCTCGCTTTGCTTTTGTGGTCTACTCCACGGCCCTCGGCAACCCTCCCATTATGGGCGTGAAGTATGTCCTCAAAGACGATGGGGTTCTGGTCTTTAGCTGCTATACGGATGACCACTTCTATGAGGTGGAAAATACCTGGGCAATCAGACGAAGCGAAGAGCAGTATTTGGGCATCCCCATCATTGAATACCCGGCCAACAAGTCCCGGCTGGGTGCCTTTGAGATTGTCCTTCCTCTGCTGGACGCAATCAATACCACGGAGTCTAACCGCATTGACGGAGTGGAGCAGTTCATTCAGTCCCTCATGCTCTTCCACAATGTCGATATTTCTTCCGAAGACTACCGGGAGCTGCGGGACGAGGGCGCAATCAAGTTCAAGGACATTGACCCGCAGTTTAAGGCGGAAATTGAGTATCTGACCGCAGAGCTGAACCAGACCCAGACGCAGACCCTTGTAGACAGTATGTATAACATCGTCCTGACCATCTGCGGTATGCCGAACCGTAACGGCGGCTCTTCTACCAGCGATAACGGGACCGCCGTGCTTATGCGGGAGGGCGGGGGTGCTGCCGAGGCAAGAGCAAAGGACTCGGAGCGGATGTTCAGGAAGTCCGAGAAGCGGTTTTTGAAGCTCCTGCTTCGTATCTGCCGGGATTTGGGCGATCTGGACTTGAAGCTGTCTGCCATTGACATTCGCTTCACCCGCCGCAATTATGAGAATATCTCGGAAAAGGCCAATGTTCTGACCACGATGCTGAATAACCCGAAGATTGCACCGGTGTTGGCCTTTATCCATTGCGGTATGTTCTCTGACCCCCAGGTGGCTTACAAAATGAGCATGGAGTATGTGGCCGAGCAGGAGGCCAAGGCCGAGAAGCTGGCCGCACAGCAACAGACCAAGGAGGGTGACGAGGGAAATGAACCCGGTCGTAAACCTGACCCCCAAGGCGGTTCAGGAGATCAATGAAATTCTCTCCCGGGGCAAGGGAGTGGAGATCGCCGTGAGAAGCGGCAAAGTGGTGGTATGGGAAGCCGCCAGCAAAAAGAAATATGAGGCCGTCATAGAGAGATGACGGTGACAGCCATTACGGGCTATCGGTGAGAGCGGAAACGCTTTTACCGGTAGCCCCTTTTCTTTTGGTTTTAAGGCCGTGAGGCTTTGAATGGTCAGGGAAGACCTTAATCGCAAGGGGAGAAAACCCCACCAAAAACAGAAATCAGTGCTGAGTGAACAGCCTTGTTAAACGCAGGAGGTATTTGTTATGGCAAAGATTGACACCAGCAAGATCGAGGGGTACGCCGAGATGACCCCTGAGCAGAAGTTGGCCGCTCTGGAAGGGTTCGAGTATGAGGACAATTCCGCCGAGCTGGAAAAGCAGAAGAACGCTCTTTCCAAGGCCAACTCCGAGGCCGCCGAGTGGAAGCGCAAGCACAACGCTCTTCTTTCCGAAGAGGAAAAGAAGAAGCAGGAGGACGCTGACAAGCTGGCCCAGATGGAACAGGAGCTTGCCGATCTCCGCAAGGGCAAGACCGTTGCTGACTACAAGGCCAAGTTCGTGTCCCAGGGCTATGACGAGGCTCTGGCCGAGGACACCGCCAAGGCTCTCGCTGACGGCGACAGTGCCAAGGTCTTTGCCAACCAGAGCAAATTCCTCGAAGAGTATGCGAAGAAGGTCAAAGCTGACGCAATCAAGAAGACCCCCAAGCCCGGGGCCGGTTCTGGCTCTGGCACTGAGGGTGCCGTGGATTACGGCAAGAAGATCGAAGAGGCCCAGAAGAACGGTGATTTCACCGCCGTGGCCTACTACACCCGCCTGAAAGCTCAGGCTGAGGCCGAGGCTCAGGCGAATAACCAGTAAAGGAGAGATTGATTTATGTCCGATACTCTGGCTACCAGTTTCGGGGTACTGAACTACTCCGGTATGCTCTTCAACAAGGGCAATACCCGCTGCCCCCTGTCCTCCATCATCGGCGGCAGAGCCAAGACCACCAACCATGTTGAGTTCGTGACCGGCCAGGAGTACACCACTGGCGGCGGCACACAGCCCTCTATCAGCGAAACCGTCTCCCTGACCGCTCCCGAGGCCAGCGTCATCACCCGCACCCAGAAGACCAATGTGACGCAGATTTTCATGGAGGCTGTCGGCATCTCCTATGCCAAGCAGTCCAACATGGGAACCCTGTCCGGCCTGAATGTCGCCAACCAGCAGGCCAACCCCATCAATGAGCTGGACTTCCAGGTGGCGGCGAAGATGCAGAAGGTCAACCGGGACATTGAGTTCACCTTCATTCAGGGTACCTACAACAAGGCAACCAGTGATGCTACTGTCAACAAGACCCGGGGACTGGTGGAGGCGGTCACTACCAACACCAAGGCCATGAGCAGCAAGCCCCTCGGCCTGTGGGACATTGCTGACATGGTGAAGAAGATTTACGGGGCCAACGCCCCTACCGATGGCCTGTGCCTGTGGTGTGACGCTACCACGCTGTTCCAGGTCAACGCTGACGCTGTTCAGAACGGCCTGACCGTGGTTCCCGCTGCCCGGGAGATCAACGGCATTGCCCTGTCCAGTGTGGTCACTCCTATCGGCGTGGTCTACCTGTACCTGGGCGAGTGTCTTCCCGCTGGCACCGCTCTGCTGCTGAACATGAATGTGATCGCTCCCGTGTACCAGCCTGTTCCCGGCAAGGGCAACTTCTTCCTGGAGCCTCTGGCGAAGACCGGTGCCGGTGAGAAGTATCAGCTCTTCGGCCAGATCGGCCTTGACCACGGCCCTGAGTGGTACCACGGCAAGTTCACCGGCATTGCTCAGAGCTTCACCGCTCCCAAGTACAGCCGGAGCGTGTTCATTGCCAACGATACCAGCAATCCCGTGAACACCAAGGAAGTCGGGGCTGGCGGCTAATTTGATGAAAGGTAGGTGAAAAGCCATGACCGATGCTGAGAAGCTGTCCATGTTGAAAACCATGACCGGCGAGAAGGACGAGGATGTGCTTTCCACCTACCTTTCTATCGCTGGCAACAAAGTCCTGAAACGGGCTTATCCCTTTGATACCACCGTGACCAAGGTGCCTGACCAGTACGCCTACAATCAGGTGGAAATTGCGGCCTATCTTCTGAACAAGCGAGGGGCTGAGGGCGAAACGGCGCATAGCGAGAACGGCATTTCCCGCTCCTATGAGGACGGGGATGTGCCTCCCACCCTGTTGCGTGAGATCATTCCCTTTGCCGGTATCGTGCGGAAGGAAGTGGCCCCGTGAGAACGATGGAGCGCAACAAGTCCTCTTACTGGTACCTCCTGTATGACCGTAAAGAGGCGGTCAAGGACGAAGAGGGCAATGAAACGGGAGATACCCGTGTGGTCTACAAAGAGGCCGTGAAGCGGGGGGGCAATGTTTCTGCTGCCACCGGTACCGCTCAGGTTGAGCAGTTCGGAAATTTCATCTCCTATGACAAGGTGATCGTCACCGATGACCTCTCCTGTCCGATTGATGAAAATACCGTCCTGTTCATAGACAAGGAGCCGGAGTATGACGATGACGGGAACCCCCTGTATGACTACATCGTGAAGCGGGTCGCCAAGAGCCTCAATTCCATCTCCTACGCCGTGAGCAAGGTGACTGTATCGTGAAGACCATCAAAGTTCCCCTGTCCGTGGCCGGGATTGATAACGCCATTCGGGAGATTGACCGCTATAAGAGCTGGCTGAAAGCAAGGACAAGTGTTCTGCTGGACAGGCTGGCCCAGGAAGGTCTTTCCGTGGCCTCTGCCAATTTCGCAAAGGCGGCGTATGACGGCACCAATGATGTTTCTGTTTCCGTAGAGCAGCGGGAGCAAAGTGTCAGGGCCGTGGTAGCGGTAGGGGCCTCCGTGCTGTTCATTGAGTTCGGCACCGGTGTTGTCTACCCGGACAATCACCCGGAGGCCGCAGACCTCGGGATGCGCCGGGGCGAATACGGGGCCGGTCATGGTAAGCAACCGTCCTGGGGCTACTACGGTGACCCCGGCACGAACGGAAAAGTTCACGCAAAGGACGATGGTACTACCGTGGTCATCACCCAGGGTAACCCCGCCAATATGTCGATGTACGAAACCGTGAAGCATTTGCAAATGATTTTGCCCGGACTGGCGAAGGAGGTGTTTCGGTGATTGATGTAGAGAGCCAGATTTATACACCGATTGCAGAGGCACTTCGGAAAGCCTTTCCTGAGATCAATGTGAGCGGTGAGTATGTCAAGGCACCGTCTTCTTTCCCTCATGTGAGCATCGTGGAGCAGGACAATTATCCCACGCTGGAACACATGAGCAACGGTGACCGGGAGAAGTTCGCCACTCTGATGTATGAGGTGAATGTCTACTCCAACAAGTCCACCGGGAAAAAGACCCAGTGCCGAAGCATTATGAAGGTCATTGATGACCTCATGTATCAGTTCAATTTCACTCGCATTTCCATGTCCCCAATCCCGAATTTGGAGAACGCAAGTATATACCGCCTGGTGGCCCGGTATCGGGCTGAAACGGACGGTGCCAATCTGTATAGGAGGTAAAGTAATATGGCTATTTCCACTTACAAGGTCTTTCTGATGAAGAAGGGTACCAGTGCTGACACCTATGAGAAGCTGGTTGACATTAAGGAGTTTCCCGATCTGGGCGGTGAGCCTGAAATGTTGGAAACTACCACGCTGTCTGACAATATGCAGACCTATATCGCCGGTATTCAGTCCCTCGATGGTCTGTCCTTTACCGCTAACTATGATATGACCGATTTTCAGAAGCTCAAGGCTCTGGAAGGTAAGACCGATAGTTACGCTGTCTGGTTTGGTGGTCAGGAGAGCGGCGGTGTTGTGACTCCCGATGGC